CCGCTGCTCAGGTCCGATGCGACGGCCTGGTGCGCCTCTTGGACCGCCTGGCGGACGATCAGGCGCACCTGCGTTGCGCCGCCTGGCCCGACTTCGCTGCGCGCCTGCACGTCCGCGCCGTGGTTCTCAATGACCACGTTGACGGGGCCGCTTGATGCCTGCGCGCGTTGGCTGCTCGAGTTGGCCACCGATGCGAGGATGCCCGCGGCGCTCACGCTCTGCGCGCTCGCCCGGCCGGCGCTCTGCGTGGTCTGCACGATCGGCGCGGGGTAGTTGCGCCCCTCGTTGCCATAGTTTGCGTTGTAGCTGCCGCCGAACAGGCTCCCGATCGTGCCGACCAGGCCCAGCAGCCCGTTGCCGCTCGTCGCCTGCGACACCGCCATGCGCGCCTGCTGGCGGATGAACTCGTCGGCCATGAAGCTCCACAGGTCGCCGAGCTTGAGCTTGCCGGTCTCGACGAAGGTGGTGAGCGCATCGGTGGCGCGCGACAGGCCACCGTCGACCACGCGCGAGGCCAGCGCGGCGCCGTTGGCTGTGTCGTCCTGAAAGCGCTTGATGGCCTCGGCCGCGCCGGTCGAGAATTCGCGGCTCGAGGCGGTCAGCGTGGCCTGCTTCTCGATGGCCGCGTCGATCGCGCCGTTCAGGTTGCGGCGCATCACGTCGGCCAGCGCCAGGATCTCGACCCGCGTGTCCGACGTCGCGCCCACCATCGCCGCGGCGACGGCGTTGTCGAGCTTGCGCATCTCGGTGAGGCGCTGCTGCTCTTCGGCGTTCAGGCCGAGCGCTTCGGTCTGCTCGACGATGCCGCGCACCAGGTCGTTGCCGCTCTCGACGATGCCGTAGACCTTCTGGCGCTGCGCCTCGGCGTTGGCCGTTTCCTGCACGATGTTCTTGATTCGTTCCTTGCGCAGCTCGTCCTCGTGCTTGCGGGCCTCGTTGGCGCGCAGCACCTGCTCGGTCAGCGCCTCCTGCACGAAGGCCTCGACGCGCTGGGACGCGGTCAGCTTGCTTTCCTTGCCCTCGATCTTCTCGAGTGTCTCGGCGCGGAACTTGTCGGCCTCGTTCAGACGTCCGTACGTGTCGAGCTCGGCCTGCGCGACGACGGCGCGCTCTTTCATCGTGCGGATCAGGTTGTCATAGCCTGCGGTCGAGTCGGCCGCCTTGCTCGCCGTCGGCGCGTCGGTGATCTTCTTGATGGCCTTCGCGTTCGCGGCATCGTCGGCCGCCGTCGCGGCAGCGGACCTGTTCGTCAACCGCTGCTTCTCGGTGAGCAGGTAGAGCTCTTGTCGCAGGCCATCGAGCAGCGCCGCCTTGGAGGCCGCCGATCGCATCGAGTCGACGCGCCCGGGGTTGGCCTCGCGCTGCGCAATGCGCTCACGCAGGCTGTCTATCTGCTGGCCAAGGGTGAGTTCCTTGCCGTTGCCCTTCATCGACTCCCAGGCATCAGAAGCCCAGTGGCTCAGGTCTTTCCAGCCCTGCGCCAGCAGGCCAACTTTCGGCTTGAACTGGTCGAAGTGATCCGACAACAGGCGGAAGTTCTCGGCCTCGGCCTGCTCGAGCTTGCCTTGGTCCTCGAGCTGCCTGATGTACTTGAACTGCTCGACGGTCAGGTAGTGGAAGGTCTCGTTGTGCTTGGCTGCCCACTTGGCCACGCCGTCGCCCATGCCGGCGAAGTCCTTGGCAATGTCGTCGGCGCTCTTGCCGGTGACCTTGGCCATCAGCAGCGTCGCCTGCGTGGCCTGCTCGATCACAGCCGGCCCGAATCGACCGGTGCTGACGATGGCCTGCGCCGCGTCTTCGGCCGCCGCCTTGCTGTCGTGTGTGGCCTTCGATACGCGAGAGGTGAGCGAAGCCAGGCTGTCTTCGGTCACGCCGGCATAGTTGCCGGTGGCCACCAGAGACTTGTTGAATGCGTCCTGTGCCTGCGCCCCTTGATAGGCTGCGACGGCGAACGCGCCGACGCCGGCCGCAACGGCGCCGACCGCGATCGCCAGCGGGCTCATGAGCAGCGAAGCCGCGCCGGTACGCTCAGCGAGCACCAGCATTGACCCGGCGAACCCTTTCAGGTTGCCCTGGCTCAGCTCGTGAGCGAGCACGATCAGCTCGCGCTGCGCACCGTGGCTCGCGAAGCTCAGGCCATCGGTGGCGCGCGCCGCCTCGACTGCGCTGCGGCCGTGAGTGGTGAGCGCGGTGCCGGTCGCCTTGGCGCGCGCGGCAAGCGACTCCATGCCCGTGCCGGTGCGCTGCAGCGCCGCCTCGGCGGCGGCACTGTCGACGGCGATGCGGACGACGATCGGTTGTTCAGCAGCCATCGTGCGTCAGGCCTGCGCGTCGCAGATCAGGCGCCGTTGGACTTGTACAGGCCGCGGTAGTCGATGATGCCCGCGCCGAAGTCGAGTCGGACCTTCATCTGAATTCCGTCGACCTCGAACCCCGTTTGCATCATGACTTCGGGTCCTGCGGCCGAATCGAGGTAGCTGTATTCGATCGTGTCGATCATTGCCGGGTCCGCGGAGAGGTACCAGGCCGTCGACGACACCGCATCGAGCCGCGGGTCGACGATCAGTTGCAGCTTGCCGCCGAACGGGTTCACGTCCGAAGAGTTGCGCGGCTGCACGGTCGTGACCAGCTGCTCGGCCGTCGTCTCGAGCGCAGCCGGGACGACCAGGTAGGTCGGGGCCGCGTCGATGGCGGTTTTCCCGTCGAGCCCCTTCTGCAGGCGCATCGCCGTGCGCGCCGTCGCAAGCGAGGTGAACTGCAGCGCCGACGGCGCGCCGGTCGCGAGGTTGCCGTGCGAGGCGTGGAAGACCGCCAGGCCATCCGCCATCGTCGGGTTGCTGGTGACCAGGGTGACGATGAATTGCGACTCGAATTGCGCCGCGGCGGTGCCGTAGCGGGTCAGCAGCTCGCCAAACGCCGACAAGTCGTCGTTGATGAGGGCTTGCCGCGTGATGCCGAAGATGCGGCCGTAGGTCCCGAGCGAGTACGTCGACTTCAGCTCGGCCATGGTGCCGGATTTGAACTCGCCGCTTTCGTTGACCTGCAGCAGCTGCGGGGCCTCGCCGAGTGCCAGGAGCTGTTTCGCGCGGAAGTCGCGCACGGTGCTCGGTCGAGCGATGCTGATCATTCCGCCGCGCGCGGCCGCGTAGCGGTTGCGCAGGGTCCGGTTTCCGGCGCCCTGCAGCAGCTCGGGGAAGTCGCCGGAGAGGTGCGCGCCGACGCCGACGTCCCGGTCGAAGAGCTGACCGGTCGACAGGTGCGCGGTGCGCACGCCGCGCAGCTCGAGCAGGGCGCGCTGCATGTCCGCCAGGCGCGCGCTGCGGTACGGGTTTTCGCCCTCGAATCGCGGGCCGCCCAGCCGCTCGACGAGCGCGCGCGTCATCAGGTCGCGCTCGGTTGTCGACTGCGACTCGCCGCCGTCGGTGTAGCTCGTGGAGCGCTGCACGTTGAGGTGGCCGCCCGCCGCCCGGTCGATGCGGGCCATCTCGTCGAGCACGGCCAGGCCAGCGGCCTCCCTGCTCGCGCCGCGCTCGATCAGGCCATCGATGAAGGCTTTCGGGACCTGGCGGAAGCGCGCGCCCAGCTCGCGGATTTCTTGGACGGTCTCGTCACGGGTCAGTGCGCGGTCTTCGGGCGCGGTGGTGGCTGCGGTCGGCATGGTGGGTTTCTCTTTTGGGGTGTGGGCCTCAGCCCGGATGAACTCGCACGGCGCGCCGCGCGAGGGCTGGGAACGGGTGCCGGCCGAAGGGTCGAATCCCACCGGCACGAAACTGAGCTCTTGGGGTGTCCACCTGGTGGCGCGGTACAGCGGCACGGTGCCGCCGTCGGTGCGGTCCTTCGCGGCCGTGGTCTCGTAGAGCTCGACGCTGTAGCCGAACGACACATTCCGGATGATCCCGGCCTTGATGTCGCGCACGATGCCGGCCAGCTCGTCGCGCTGGCTCAGTGCGATCGTGGCGCGGCCCTCGCCCTTGACGATCGAGCCGCGAATCGCGCGGCCGAGGATCGCCTGCACGCCGCCGCCAGTGCGGTGCGCATCGAGCACAGGCACCGCGCCGGCCTCGAACCGGCTCATGTTCACCGCCTGCGGTGTGACGTCGAGCTCTTCCTCGTAGGCGGTGCCGGTCCAGTAGTCGAAGCGCATGCCGCGCGCGCCGGCTGTCCAGACGACGTCGACGGTGTTGTCGGCCTCGTTGAACGTGCCGGGCATCAGCTGCGCTGCGCGCTGCTGAATCGACATCTCGCGGGATTCCCGCTCGACCTGGTGCGGCACGATCAGTGCGCCGTCAGTGCAGGCACGACGTCGTCGCGCAGGATCATGGTGTTCGCCAGCGCCGCGGCCGCCTCCGGCATGCACGCCGGCTGCAGCTTGACCGCGACGGTCAGCGCGTCCATGCCGAGCTGCAGGAGCTGCCCGGGCGACAAGGCCATCTCGACGACGTTGTCGCCGCGAACCAGCATCAGCGAGCCATCGGTGCGCAGGAAGAGTTGGACCGGGTGGGGTGTTTGGGTGTTCATGTCGATATCCTGCTGACGATCGCGCGTCCGGTGAACAATCGCGTTTTCGCGTCGGTGGTCAGGCTGGACCGCTGCGCAGGATCCGGGCAATGCACCCCGCCGACGTCGGCAACTCGTCGACGCGGATGGCGTCGCCCATCAGCGCGAGTACTTGCGGAGCGCGGCTCACGATCAGCTCGGCGACCTGGCGCGCGACGCCTTCGGGGCTGCCGTGCAGCGGTTCGCCCAACGCCCGCAGCGCGCGTGCCTTGGCCGCCTCCCGTGCCTGGCGGTGCGGCTTGTCGTACGCGCCGCCGCGGCGGACCTTGAGGCCGAGCAGCGCCGAGAGGTTGCCGCCGTCGGTCAGATACCGCTCGAGCGCTGCGGCGACGCGCCGTGCTCCTGGGTCGTCGCTTGCCTGGAGCACGGCCGCCGCGCTGCGCAGATCGTCGGCACCTGTCGCTCGGGTGGGCGGTGCAATCCCGCTGTACCAGGCGTTTGCGAGCGCATCGCCCTGCGACTTCCCTGCACCCTTGGCCATCATGCCGCCCGGACCATGACGGCGTGCGTGCTCGCCGCGGCCTGCGCTGCGGTCGGTGCTACGTTCATCGCTGCGGGTCCACTGGCGCACGTATCGGCTGCGCGCTACTTGCCGCCGATCGCCTCGCCATCACTGGCGGCGGTGTCCGCGCCAGCGGTCTCGAGGTCGTCGTCGGGCTGCGACATGTCGACGTCGTCGGACAGCTCGGAGAAGCGCGCAAGCACTCTCTCTTCGGTTGCGACAACCCATCGGTTGCGGATCTCGGCGATCCGCTTCGACAACATGTCGTGCATACCCTGCGGCAAGTCCGGGAATGACGCGCGCAGTGCAACTCCCATGTGGTCGAAGCCTTCGGCGACACCGGTAGACGCGGCGCTGAGCACCGCGGCCAGATAGTTGATGGGCGCGTACTCGCCGCGGGTCACGGCGTTGGCCATCGCAATCTTGTCGGCGGTCTCGCTGGCCACGCGAGCGCGTTGCACCGACAAGTTGCTATCGGGGTCTCGCCCCGCCGCCATCTCGCGCAAGCGCTTGCAGTACGCCAGGAGCCACGCGCCTCCGGTCTCTTCGCGAAGCAGAAGGCCTGCCTGGACGAGGTCTGAAACGGCCTGCTGACTGACGCCGACCAGAGAGGCGAACTCATCCTGGGTGAGCGATCGATCCAACCCCGAACCACTCACTACACAACCCCCCAAGCGAACCCACCAAACGCCGCGCGATCGAGGTTCGAATTACCCGTGTTTGACGGCCTCCGGGAGGACCCGCGACGGGCCCCCTCTCGACGTGCCCGGCCTGCTGCGTCCACCGACGTGGAGGTGGCCACAAGGCTTGCTGCTGCTTCCGCCGACGTGGAGGTGGCCACAAGGCTTGCTGCTGCTTCCGCCGACGTGGAGGTGGCCACAAGGCTTGCTGCTGCTTCCGCCGACGTGGAGGTGGCCACAAGGCTTGCTGCTGCGTCCGCCGACGTGGAGGTGGCCACACGGCCCGCTGC